TAGGTCACCCTCTTCCACTAGGGCACACGCAAGGCGGCCGTATTCAGTGCCGTTGAACCGGATGGCGGCGTTCCACCCCTGCTCGTCACGGGTGATGCCCACACACCTGCCGACGATGGCTTCAATGTCGCCATATTGGTGGGAGTTCAGGACGACCGGGTTGGTCAGGTACGAGGTGAAATCCCACCCGTCCAGGGTCACTACCTCGCCCTGCCGGTCAATACGTTCCGACGTCATGCGGAACGTGTAGATCATCTGGCCGGTTGGGTCTGGCTCGGCTTGCACGTATGCCGCCGACTCGTACGTCAGTTTGGTATCCGCGGCAGGTTGGATCACGCTACCTCCCAGGCACGCGGTCGCGCCTTGCGGGGATCATACACGACGCCGCCCCTACTGGGATACCGGCGCGTAGTCGGTGTCAGGCCCGAACGCATCCGGCAACGGTTGCGGCTTCCAGGGTGGCACCTCGTATGGCCCTACGGTGTGCTTGTGCCCGAGAAACTTCTGCCAGAGGTAATGCCTTGCCACGTGCAGCAACTCGCGGTCGTTTATCCACGGCCCGTTCAGTGGCACCTTGGTGCCGTCACGCAACCGCGCCACCGCGCTGATGATGGGCGTATCAGGGTTGCCCAAGATATACCCGGCGTTCACGATGGCATGCTTCACACATACCGGGTCAATCACCACCTCCTGCCCCAGGTACTGGCACGTCAGCACCGTGGTTCCGGGGTAGCCGCCAGGGTCATCAGGTTCGATGCGCGGATTCAATGCACTCACAACACGTTATCCGGTATGTCGTTCAACGTGCGCGGGGTTAGCAAGCGGTCACGGATGGCACCGTAGGAGCTGCCGCCCCGGCCAAGATTGCCGATATAGCGCGTAGGCAAGCCTTCCAGGTGCGCCACAAACTCATTTTCCCCAACGCCCATGAACATGTCGTATTCCCCCCGCCCTGCAAGGTTGCGGCCTTGGTAGTACGTGCCCATAACGCGGTGGATGGGTACATCCGTTATGGTCAGGTTGTCTCCTGACACCACGATCCCGGTTATTGCACTGGTCGATTCCATGCCGCCCCGCTTGATGACCTTGACCTCGTTCTTGGCTATGGTGGTCACCGCGTTATCCGGTTCCGTCCGTATCAGGCGCACGGTATACGGATCACCGCCAAACGTGTCGCGCCTTGCCGTGATACGGGTTGTTTCAAGCATGGCATAGGTAAAGGCGTTCTGGATCGCGAACGTAGTTTCAAACGACTCCAACGCCGCGTCTTCAACCGCCTTGCCGTATTGCTCCGCCGTCATAGACGCGGTGCGCGTCACCCGGTTGCCCTTGCGCCGCGCCCCAGGGAACTGGCCATTGGCGAGCGCGGTCTTGACGCCTTGCAGCACGTCAAAGTGATTCGTCGCCACGGTGCCGTTTGCCATTGTGACCTGCCCACCGCTGCCACGCTTGCGGAAATACTGATCATATCCCGCGGTACGTTGCGCCGAATACCAACCTTTGACCGTGACCGGTGCCCGCATCCACGAATCACTGGCTTGCTCGCCCGCCCATTGCATCACGTCGTCGTAGTCGCCGCCTTGCGCCTTCATCACCTCTTGCATGATGGCCAGTGGTGACTTGCCCCCGTTTGGCGTATTGGCGTCCCGGTACGAGTCAAACAGTTTCCCGGCCGCGTCATACACGTACCGGACGTCGGTGTTCACGCTTGTATTGGGTGCCAACGCCTTGGGCAATGACTCTGCAAGGCCGCCCTGCATCAGTTGCTGATACGACCTAGTAAACCGCTCCGTATATTCAGGCTTGTACTTGTCGGCTAGCAGCGTCTCGGCCTGCCGCGCGTACCGTCCCAGGTTGTCTACCCGCTTGGCGAGCAGATCATGCAAGGCATCATCTTGCTGCAACGCCCCCAAGACCGCCTGCATGTCCGTGGCGTTCCACTTGGCAACGGCCGCCCGCGCCTGCTTGGCAATGTCCGCCGGACCCAATGCGCCGAACACCTTGGCCGCGCTGCCGTTCAGGTCGCGGTTCCGCATGCCCCACAAGTCCACGACGCCCGCGTTGAACGCCTCGGCGTCCTTTGGTTGGCCTTGCGCACGGAATCGCATTGCCCCGCCATTGTCAATCCGGTACACCGTGCCGTCCTTGCCGATCAGCACGTTGTCCTCGCCAAGCCCGATCACGTCCCAGTTCCCGAGCAGCGCATCAACCGCGAAGCCCTGTTGCAACTCCTTGATGGCTTTGGCACGGGCGGCGGGTGCTAGGTCGCCCAGGGACGTGGCCCCTTCAACGAATCGGGACAACTTGACTAGGCGGCCATTGCGGTCGCGGTACTGTTGAAACTCGGGCACATTGGTGCCCAGGGCGCGATACACCGCGTCGGCCGTCATTTCCTCGCGGAGATGCGCCTCGTTTGCGCCACGCTTGCGCACGTACTGCAAGCCCGTGGCCGGGTCGCGTACCAGTTCCGCCCCGGTTGAACCCGGCAACGGCTTGACCACCTCCAACGCATCCACGTCGTCGGGGAACGCTGTCCCGGCGGTCACCTTGGGTACGCGCGGCTTGCGTGGTGCGCGTGGCTTGCGTGCCGGTGGGGTGGCCGGTGCAGGTGGCGTGGCAACAGGTGCCGGAGTAGGTGTGACCGTTGCAGGTGGTGTGACCACTGCCGGTGGAGGCGGCGGAGGCGGTGGTGGCGCGACGGGTGCGGGTGCGCTTGCCGGAGGCGTCGGGAGCGTATACATAAGCCCCATCGCGGTGCTGCCGAATATCATCGTGCAACGGCAGTTGACCACCTCGCGAGCAGCGGTGAACGCATGCGGTGCTTGGCCTTCACTGGAACCCACCTTGAACGGTTGATCCTTGTCCACCGTTTGGTTGTGGGCGGCCACGTGACTTGCACGGGTGCGGGTGTCCAGGGCGGCTAGCCACGTCTTGGTCTGGAACGCGGGCGATTGCATGGCCGCGGTCAATGATCCCGCGTTGCTTGCCCCTACCGTTTCCGTCCGGGCAATGGCTTCGACCCGGTGCGCGGATGCGGCTTGAAACTTTTCCCGGACGCGTTCCTTCAACAGCGACAGCGGCTCGCCTTTGTCTATGCCTTGCATCAGGCTCACCTTCAGGCCGAACCACGTCGCATCGTTGACCTGTTGCGCGAACGTTTGCGGCTTGGTTGCAAGGTAGTTGATGGCCCGCGTGTCCTTAACATCAAACGCGGTACCGACATTTACGTGTGCCTCGGGATCAAACTGCAAGCCCTGCTCGTAGGTGGCCTTGGCGGCGTCAGTGAAAACTAACTTGATCCACGGGTCTACCTTGGCCGCCAGTTTGGCGTTCCACTCGGCTTGATTGAACGGCGTCGCGGCGGCTACGTTCTTGCGGCCCCGTAGCCTGTCCTTCACCCCCAGGGCGACGTACCCGCTTGCGTCAAGCCTTGCCAGTACGGACGCCTCTTGTGCCCGGAAATACCCCCGCATTATGGCCGCAAGGCTTGCCTCGTAGGGTTGCAACGCCTCGGCTACCGCCTTGGCTATGACCACGTGCTCGCGCGTGCCGTAAGCGGGGACGGAGGTTATGACCTCCGACCGACTTTTCCCGGCACACCGCCTTGGCCGTATGCCTTGGTGCCGGATGGAGCGGCTTCCGGTGCGCTTGGCGGTGGCAAGGCCAGGGCATCTGTTGCTTTGCCACTTGGCACCTCCGTCGCGGTGCCACTTACCTCCATGGATGGCAGGATGGGCGGCGTTGGTGCGGTGGTCAGCGCGGCCATTGTTTCCTCGGTCACCGGCGACAGTACCGTGGTATTCATCCAGGCCGCGTCACCCCACGCGAACCCTTCGCCCGCGGGTGGCAGGAACCGTGGTGCCAGTTCTTGTAGAGCCCGGTTCAACGGCACGCCTACCCCGACCAACTTCACCACTTGGTCTATGACTTCACCGCGGTCTTCCTGCAACGTTTCAATGTCTGATAAGTCAAACTCCACCTCGTCGGCTTCCTTGCCAAACAACGGCACGAGCTGCTCGGTCAGTTCATCCGCGATCATTGACGCCTCGGGGATCAGCGTGTCCGTCCATAGTGACTTCATCGCGGACTCTATGTTGGAATAGGTGGCATGCTCATGATCGCCTACCAGTTCAGGCGGCACCCCGAACACGGTGCAAACTTCCCTCATGCCCCACTTCATCATCCCTAAGAATTCCACGTCCTTGGGTGTCAGTGACATGGGGGTGAACGCTACGGGTTGCGTCAGCACCGCCACCCGATGCGCCTTCTCGGCACCGCGGAACCGCCGCTCCAGCAACATGGCCAGGGTTTCGGCTTGCTCGCGGGACAAGTTTTGCGTCTTGTCAGCGGGTCCCATCACGCCAGACAACTGCATCCCGTTGGTGAATACCGCCCGGTTGGACGCTATGGCCCCGTGCGCTGTTTCAATGGCTTGCCGTGCGGCGGCAATGGGCGACAGGCCCGCGTATTCATCCGCCGGGTTGTCATACCGTAGCCAGATCACCTCGTTGGCGGCGAACGGTATCTTGGTCGCCCCGTCGTCGTAGATGAACCCTGATACGTACTCTTCAGGGTGCGGCACCACGCGCATCTTGCTCGGGTGTGCCCACCATATTTCTTTGGGTGGCACCGCCGTGACGGGTGCGGTAACGCCGTTTTCCAGAATCCAGAAACACTGACCGTATGCCGTCAGGGTCATCTCGGTCATGCGGATCAGGCGGCGAAACGTCCAATGGGGGTTGACCGACTGCAACAGGTCAAACAACCGCCCCGACTGCACTTCAACGCGCTCGCCGTTGGCGGCCCGCTTGTAAATGCGGATGGGCAACTTGGCTAGGTTCTTGGCGCGTAGGTTGGCACACGCGTAGACGGCCGTATTGGTGGCGACGTAATGCCCATACGCCTCCGGGGCGTAGCGTTCATTATCCCGGCCTTGCGCCATGTCGGTCGCTTCCACGACCGCTTGCCCTACCGGGAACAACCGCCGCGCGATCCGCTCGTACCACGTTGACCTCGTCATAGCACCAACCACTCATTCTGCCCGATTATCAGTTCAGTAAGCCCCCAGACCAGGGCATCAAGCCGATCCGGTGACCCGTGCGCGTCCGGGACGTAGCTCGTCAGTTGATCTTCCAGGGTTGCAAACGCCCCGACGTGATGCACCCGGCCTTGCTCGTACAACGCCGCCACTGGTTCCGCCCTTGCGATCTTACCGCGTGCCGCCCGCACCGCCCGGTAGGGCACATTGGCGTCCACGGTACGTATGACCAGTTCCACTAGGTCACCGCCGTTGTTGGCCTCGGCGATGATACGGTCGGCCCCATAGGTGTGGTAGGCGTCAACCACGACCCGTGCCCACGCATCCGGCGACGTGCGCACTGAACGGTCGTCCATCACGTAGCCGTGCCCGTCCACGCCAAGGCCGCACACCACGATCCCGGTCTCGTCAGAATGCGGGTTGTTGGTCACTGCCGGGTCAACCGCCACTACGACGCGCGTCATGGCCGGTTGCCGTGATACGCGGTACTCATCCAGGTTCGCGCGTGTCCACAACGCGCCAACGGTGTCCTCCAACAGTTCAGCGTACAGTTCTTGACGTCCCAGGCGCGTCCCCTCGTATTGCCGTGCAATGGCCGTAAGGAACGAGTCCGGCAGGTTGGCCCGGTTGTCATACGTGGCACCGCGGGTGATGGCGGTATCAGCGGCGGACAGGATGC